GACCCGCCTGGTGGCGGTGGTGGCGGCGGTGGCGGCGGGAAGACCGTCGACTATGAGACCTATCAGCGCGTAGTCGCTGCGAAGCAGGGCCTCGAAACCCAGGTGGGCCAGCTCAAGACCCAGGTCAGCGACCTGACCGAGCGGACCGCCAACTACGACACCCTGGCTGGCCAACTGCGCGAGGCCCAGGGCAAGGCCGAGGCCGCCGAGGGGCGCTACCGGCGCTACAAGGACGTCAGTTCCGCGCTGGGCACGACGGACCCGGACATCATCGAGACCTTCGAGAGCAAGTACGCCAAGCTCCCCGAGGAAGGCCGCGCCGAGCTTCCCGACTGGATCAAGGGCCTGAAGGAAAAGCCGGACGAGGCCCCGAGCTCGTTGCGCCCCTTCCTGGGCGACCTGAGTGGCGGCGGCGGCGGCGGTGACGGCAAGCCGAAGCCGAAGCCCCTGGGCGGCGGTGGTCAGCCCCCGGGCACCGGTGGCGGCATCGACGCCGAGACCCTGCGCCGGAAGACCGCCGAGGCCCAGCGCACCGGCAACTACGCCGAGCTCCGGAAGCTCCGGAAGCACTGGTCGCCGCAGAAGGACGCGTAGCGGCTGAAGTGGCTCGGTAGCACGGGAGCGGAAGGTCCCGGGTCGTCTCCGTAAACGGACGTAGGGCCAGCGTCTCCGCCCCCGGGTCGTCTCCGTGATCGGACGTAGGGCAGCGCACCCAGCCCCACGGAGCCGACATGGCCGACGAAGTCGTTCCTTCCGGAATTGGCGATCTCATCTCGGGCGAGGTGATGGCCGCCGAGTTCCTGCTGCTGCTCGCCGACCGCGACGACAGCCTGCTGAACCACCCCGCGCTGATGCACGCCACCGGCGTGAGCTCGACCAGCAACGTGGTCCGCGTGCCCCACCTGGGCCTCATGGGCTACGACACCCTGGCCGCGACCACGCCGGGCTCCGAGGTCGCGAACACCGCGCTGACCGACGGCTCGACGGACGTCACCATCGCCAGCCGCGCGAAGGTCTACACCTTCGACGACCTGGCCGCGTGGCTGACCGGCGACAGCGCCGCCAACGCCGTCCTGCTCGCCCAGGACGCGGTCATCAGCATCAGCCAGACGCTGATCAGCCTGATCGCCAACGTCACCGACGACTTCACCAGCACGGCCGGCAGCTCCGGCGTCGACGCCAGCTGGAACGACGTCATCGACGCCAAGACCACGCTGGGCGTGGCCAAGGCCCGCGGTGACATGCTCGGCGTCCTGCACCCCCAGCAGTGGGGTGACCTCGACAAGGACGCGATGAGCCTGGGCATCAACCCCGCTCAGTCCATGGGCGGCGTCATCATGCAGGGTCTCGGCTCCTACAAGGGCCGCTACATGGGCATCGACTTCTTCACCCACAGCGCGGTCCCCACGGCCGACGCCGGGGCGAACCGGGCCGGCGCCATCTTCACCCGCGGCGGTGTCGCCTGGGCCGATGCTCAGATGCGCCCCGAGGGAGACCCGAACATCGTCGAGCTCGGTCGAGGCCGCTTCGAGCGGGCCCGCAAGGGGACCTACCTGGCGACCAGCTGGGTGACCTCGTTCCACGCTGGCGTGGCCAAGGCCATCGACGGCGCGGGCGTGACCCTGAAGACCGACGCCTGATCTCAGCTCTCGGGTGTCCTCGGGCGGCTTCGTGCCGGCCCCCACGTCCTTCGGACCGGAGCGGTCTGGGGACACCCGTCCGCCTCGGTAGCACGAGGCACAACCAAGGACGTGACCCATGGCGAAGGAACTGACCACCGGGCAGGCTGCGGGGGCGATGGAGCTCGTCACCCCCGAGTTCTCGACCCGCTCGACCGGCATCACCGAGCCCTTCCTGCCGGCGAATCCGCCGTTCCTTCTGGTCTTCGATCCGATGCGCTGGACGGTGATGCAGGGCCTGCTCATCCCCGGACTGATCACCGTCCCGCTCGAGCGCGGCGTCCAGAACGTCGACATGGGCAAGGACAAGAAGTACCGGATCGCTGCCCTCCGCGCGAAGATCGAGGACCAGGGCCGCCGGATCATTCCCTACGCCTGGGCCCCCAACGGGACCTCGTACATTCAGAAGGTGACCACCCGCCCCGAGGGGCGCCGGGACACCGCCGTCGCGCACATCAGCGTCTGGGAGAAGTACGAGCCCGGCAGCCGGGACACCTACCCGGACGAGAAGGCCTACGCCGAGTGGGCCGCCGGCCTGGTCGCGCCCGACAAGCTGCCCGCCTGCCCGCCCCACGTGGCCCGGCGGATGCTCGAGAAGGTCGAGGAGCGGCTCCGCGAGGAGCAGGCCAAGGCCGAGAAGGGCGGCGCGGGCTCCGGCTCCGCCAGCCTGCGCGCCAAGGCACTCGCTGAGGAGTTCGACGTCCTCAGCAAGGCGGCGTCGACCGGCTCGGGCGAGGGTGAGGCCTTCGTCCCGGACCTGGACGAGGATCCCGGCGAGTGAGCGAGAAGCCGTGGCCCCCGCGCTTCGACGACGAGGGCGGGACCCTGGACCCCGCCAGCTTCGTCGCCTTCGACGATGGCCGCTTCGAGCGCAGCACCGCCGGCGGTGAGCGGGAGATCGACCGCGAGGTCATCGAGAACAACACCCGCGACATCATCGAAAGCGGCGTGGCCCCGGACAAGGCCCGCCAGATGGCCGTGGACTCGATGCGCCGGGTGGATCGACAGCTCCGGAGCGAGGGCAAGCGCTGAGCCCTCGGTAGCACGGGCCGAGGTCTGCGGACCTCCGCCTGCTGTGGGCATGCCCGGCGACGACCAGCAGGAACGCTGACCCGGGCAAGCGAGGAGCTCCCATGTCCACGAACAGCAACCCGGTGCTGGGCGCCAACAACGGCGGCCGCGGCATCAAGGTGCCCTTTGTCCGCATCTCGGACGACGAGGCCGGCCCCACCAGCGACTACGCGGACGTCCTCGTCGGAGACGGCGCGCCCAGCGGGGCCTACGGCCGCGCCTCGGGCACCACGCTGCTCTACATCCGCAAGGACGCCACCCACGGCCAGAACTGCCTGTACGTCTCCGAGGACGGCGGCACCACCTGGACGGCGTTCGCTGGCCAGCTCGAGGCCACGGGCACCATCCCGGCGGGCAACGGCGCCGGCAACGCGGGCGACCTGAACACCGACCCCGTCGAGCTCGTCGCCGCCCCCGGCGCCGGCCTCTACATCGAGGTCGACTCGATCCACTGGTTCCTGGACTACGGCACCGCGGCCTACGACGGCACGAAGACCGGCAGCCTGCGCGCCAGCTACACCGATGAGACCGGGGACGAGGTGGTCGGGGCCGTGGCCGAGACCGGCTTCATGGACCAGACCGCCGACACCTACGCCCTGGTGAAGGGGATCGACTGCGTGCCCGTGGGCAACGCGGCCGTGGTCGCCTGGTCGAACAACGCCTGGTACGCCGCTGCCGGCGACAGCCCGGTGAAGTACCGCGTGAGCTACTCGATCCGGGCGATGGACCCGACGGCCTGAGCGTGAGCACCGGGGCCGCCACCCAGCGCTACGCCGCTCGCTTCCTGCTCGACGACCTGCTCGAGCGGGGAGTGGTGAACGCGCTCACCTGCCCGGTGTACCTCAACGGCGCCCTGGTCGCGCCGACGGAGTCGGGGAGCACCGTCACCATCTGGGACGGGTCCACGAAGCGCGTGGACGCGGCCGCCGTCACCGTCACCGACAAGGTCGCCGGCTACAACTACACGCCGGCCGCCACCATCGACTGGGGCGAGAACTGGCGGATCGAGTGGTCGCTGGTCTACGGCGGGGTCAACAAGCCCTTCCGCAATGACGCCCAGCTCGTCCGGCACCCGCTGTCCCCGGTGCTGACGGACGCGGACCTCTTCCGGCGCCACCGGGCCCTGGACCCGAACAGCAAGAGCCCCCTGTCCACGGTCCAGCACTACGGGGACTACCGGGATGACGCCTGGGTCGAGATCCAGGACTGGCTCATCAAGCAGGGCAACCGGGCCCACCTGGTCCTCAACCCCTCGGCGCTGCGCAAGCCCCACCTGTTCCTGACGCTGGCCCTCATCTTCGAGGACTTCCGCACCAGCATGGACAACGAGCTCTACGGGGACCGGGCCAAGACCTACCTGGGCAAGTACCACGACGCCATCCACGGCGTCCGCCTCCGCTACGCCGCGGCCAACGACGACACCAACGGGGGCAGCCAGCAGCGCAAGGGCCCTGATCCCACCGTCTGGCTCTGTTGATGGACAGCTGCCTCACCGTCGCCAAGGGCCGCCAGCGCATCGACCAGGCGCTGCAGGACGCCAAGCTGCTGCGCTCGAGGCACGCCCCCGAGCTCTTCGGCCTGGACAGCGACCAGCTGCAGGACGAGGCCTACTCGATCTCTGCGCCGTCCAGCGTCATCCACGACTTCGACGGCCGCGAGAACATCGGGGACGAGGGCGAGGCCGAGACCATCTACGAGGTCCGGACCTGCAAGCGCATGCGCCCGGACAACGTCGACGAGGACTACAACAAGGCCCTGGACCACGAACACCGGGTCATCCGCACCGTGCTGTGCGAGACCGACCGCAGCCTGAGCTTCCACCTGGCCGTTGAAGGCGTGCCCCAGCGCGCGGTGTCCCCCTCGGGCGAGTGGCTGGTCTCCCGGATCCGCTTCAAGGCCTACCACCGCTTCCTGTTCGTTTGAGCCCCGCCCGGTAGCACCCAGCGACCGGAGGCCGTGTTGATCAAGGTGGGCAAGGGCCGGGCCACCGTGACCATCACGGGCCCGCTGGCCGAGGACCTCAGCTCCGAAGTTCGGGGCCTGCTGGGCCCCGTGGGCGACGAACTGCAGTTCGCGGCCGACGGCGTCCTGCACCAGCACGTCCGCAAGGAGTGGCCGGTGAAGTCGGGGGCCTCGCGGGACGCCTGGACCACCGCGCTGCGCGTCCACCCCGGGGAGCTCCGCGTCGAGGTCGTGATGGTCAACCCGCTGAAGTACGCCCGGTACATCCGGTCGACGAAGCTGGGCCGCCGAGCTGACGCCACCCGGCTGCGGAACGTCCTGCAGGCCGTGGTCCGCAAGCCCGCGCGCCTGGCCGCCCGCGAGTTGGCTGGCCGGCTGCCCCAGGTCCTGGGCGCCGCCATCCAGAAGGGGCTCTTCTAGTGTCGGACTCCACTGTCGCCATCGGCGCGGACCTTACGAAGCTCCGCCGCGAGCTCGCCAAGCTGCCGAACCTGAGCGCGGACGCCGCGCAGAAGACGCTGATCAAGGTCGAGAAGGCCGTCAGCCGGGCCGAGACCGCCGCGAAGCGCTCGGCCGCCACGGTGAAGCGAGCCGCGAAGAGCGCCGAGCAGGCCACCAGCAAGAGCCTGAAGTCCACGGCCGATGGCCTGAAGGGGCTCTTCGAGATCGGCGGAGGCTCCGGCGAGGTCTTCGAGAAGCTGAACAACGTCATGGGCGCGCTCACCAACCCCGTGGGCGCGGTGACGGTGGGCCTGGGCGCCCTGGGCCTGGCCATCAGCGGGGCCGTCGTGGGTGGCGTCGCCCTGGTGAAGACCGCCGAGGACCTGGTCGAGAAGCTCGAGCCGGTCGGCGGCGCCCTGGCCATCCCCCCGGACGCCATCGAGTCCATCGAGCGAGCCAACGACGCCATGCGCACGGTCTCGGCCGTCGCTGAGCGCGTCGTCGTCCAGCTCGCCACCGAACTCGCCCCGGTCATCGAGCAGGTTGCGACGCTGCTGGTGAAGCTGGGCCTGATCTTCCTCGACCAGATGAAGCTGGTCAGCGAGGGCGAGGGCATCTTCTACAAGGCCCTCAGCCGGATGGCCGAGGCGATCGTTGCCTTCCTGCTGGGCCCGGTCGACAAGGCGATCACGCTCAACAGCCAGCTGGTCGGGGGCCTCGCTGAGCTTGCTGATGTCGCCGGAGCCGATGGCCTGGCCGCCCAGCTGCGCAAGACCTCGGGGGCCTGGGACGACTTCAAGGCCGGCCTGGGGGACAAGATCGTCGACAAGACGCTCGAGAGCATCGGCGTGGCCCTCGAGGGCCTGGACGAGGCCACCGCGGACTACGACGCTCGAGCTCGCGAGCTGATCGGGACCATCGGCAAGCTCGACGACCAGGCGAAGAAGGCCACGGACCGGCTCAAGGGCTACCGCGAGATCCTCTTCCTGCTGGCCGACGCCAGCCGCAACCTGCGCGACCAGCGCGCCCTGGCCGCGATGCTCGAGGACGTCGAGGCGACCTCGGCCGGCGCGATCCGCAACGTCCGGGCCCTGCACGACCAGGTCGACGAGCTCGTCCCGCCCAAGGCCCTCGACGAGGTCGACCGGCTGCAGCTCCTGCTCTTCGACCTCGAGCAGGCCGCCATCGCCTCGGGCGGGGCCAACGCCATCCTGGCCGAGAACATCGAGCGCGTGAAGGCGCGCATGGAAGAGCTGAACAGCGAGGGCACCCTGCTCGGGGACCTGCTCGGCAAGCTCGATGAGCGCTTCCCCCAGCTCGGGGAGAGCCTCGGCCGGGTGGGCGAGGTGGGCGAGAAGGTCTTCCGCGGCATCGGCAAGGCCGTGGACACGGCCCTGGGGCTGGTGACCCGGCTCATCCAGGGCTTCCTGCGCTTCGTCGAGGTGGCCGGAGGCCTGGACCTCAGCAGCCTGTTCGGGGACGCGATGAGCGCCCAGGGCGAGGGGGGCGGCTCGCTCGACGGCATCGTGTCCGCGATGGTCACCGGGGCCACCAAGGCGATCGGGGAGTTCGTGGGCCGCCTGGACGAGGTGATCGACGCCCTGGTCGACAAGCTGCCGGGCCTGATGCAGGCCGTGGCCGCGAACCTGGGCCCCGTCACGGACGCGCTGCTCGACGCTGCGCTGTCCATCTTCGACGTCCTCGAAGGCCAGGAGCCGCGGATCCTGAAGCTCGCTGAGCGCCTGGCCGGGAAGCTGGTCGAGTTCATCGAGGCCAACGCCTCGCGCCTGGTGAAGCAGGCCCTGCAGTTCGGCTCCGACCTGCTCGTGACCCTGCTCGACGGCGTGCCCATGCTCATCGAGGCCGTGCTCGAGGCGCTCCCGAGCATCAGCCTGACCCTGCTGGACGGTATCGGCGACGTCGTCGTGAAGCTCGTCGAGGGCGCGGACGACATCATCGCCAGCCTGATCGACGCGCTGCCGAAGCTGGTGACCGCCATCAGCATGAAGCTCCCGGAGATCAGCGTCCGCATCCTGGCCGCGCTCACCAAGCTGGGCCCGCAGCTCACCATCGCGCTGACCAAGCAGCTCTTGGAGACCGTGGGCGCGGTCTGGTCCTTCCTGAAGCAGCAGCTGACCCAGCTCCGAGAGCAGGGCTTCGTCGAGTACGTGAAGAGCCTGTGGGACAAGGTGAAGGGCCAGCTGCGGCAGTGGATCCTCGAGCTCTTCTCGGGGGACGGGGCCCTGGGCGATCTGGCGAACACCGCCCAGACCGCCTTCAACGACACACCGGGGGCCGTCCAGGTCGGCATGCGTGGGCTCACCGCGCGCTTCGCTCCCGGGGACAAGGTGGTCGCGGCCAAGGACGCGCGGGAGCTGAAGCGGCAGGCTGACCGGGCCGCCGGTGCGAGTGGAAGCGGAGCCCGCGTGTCCTTGGACCTCACCGACGGACACCTCGCCTTCGAGCGCATGTTCAAGCGGAGCCGGCGCGCAGGCGGCGAGCTCTCCAAGCTCCTCGGCCCCCAGACGGGCCAGGTGAAGGTCTACGGCTGATGGGCAACCGCGTTGCACAGGGCCCCTACGTCGGGCTGCTGGTCCCCTCCGAGATCGTCCAGCACGCGAACCTGCGCGCCAACGACGGCGTGCTCGGCAACTCCGACTACACCCAGGCCGGCCCCCGGCCCGGCGTGCCCGAGTACGACCAGGCCGAGGTGGCCGCCTCGAGCGCGACGGCCGGCGACTACGGGCCCTCGCTGTCCCTGGACGGGCTGGGCGAGCAGGACCCGGACACCAGCTACCACCTGAAGGCGCTCAAGGGCGGCTTCCCTGGCCAGCACGCGACGCTTGCCCGCCGGGACTCGCTGAGCTCGGGGGACTGGCGGGGCTGGAACACCCACAACGTCCTCGTGCACCTCGAGCGGGACTACCTCATCAACCGGGACGGGACCGGCGGGACCAACGTCAGCTACTCGCAGGTGACGACGGCGGACAACCAGGCCATGGCCGTCTGGTGGGAAGCGGGGCAGATCAAGGTCCGCAAGTACGATCCGGAGACCCGGACCGCCTCGGCCGAGGTCGTTGCCGTCGACGTCGCCGCGGCCATCAACGCCGACACCTCGAGCTACGAGCGCTTCGCGACCACGGCCAACGTCCTCGACGCGCTGAAGCTGCCCTCGGGCCGCCTGGTCATCTACTACCTGACCCGCGAGATCGACGGCAGCTCTACCGACGCCCAGCTGTGGGCCGCGTACAGCGACGACGACGGCGCCAGCTGGCGCACCGGGCAGTACCTGGGCCTGGACAGCCCCCTCGACGTCTCCGGGGGCCTGTACAAGCTCCGGGCCGCCCACGCCGCGCAGGGCGTCGTCCTCCTCATCGAGATCGGCTGGCTGGTCGACCAGACGCCACACCGCGGGATCGTCCAGTACGGGAGCGACGACACCGGCCTGAACTTCGTCGAGGTCTACAACGACCAGACCGAGGGCTCGACGGACAACAACAGCCACCCGGACGTGGTCGTCGCTGAGGCGGACGGGACCTTCGTCGTGGTCTGGGAGCACGACCTCAACAACTTCCTGCGCTTCAGCCGGCTGGCGTCGCCCTTCACGCCCTACAACGAGGACGCCCAGGCGATGGCCTCGAGCGTCAGCCCGGACCACGTCGTGGCCTACGCTGACCCCGGGGGCTGGCTCTACACCACCTACGACACCGCCGACGGCGTCGAGCTCTACTACAGCCGCGACGGGGGCGTCACCTGGGCCGTCGTCGAGCCCGTGCTGAACCACAACGAGAGCACCAACACCTTCGTCTGGGACATCACCGTCGCCAAGGGCCGGGCCGTCTGGATCATCGGGCAGACCGCCAGCGCCGGCGGCGCCCTCCCGCTGACCGACCACAAGATGTTCTGGATGGAGGCCGGGGGCTGGAACACCCTGTGTCAGCCGCGCGTGCTGGGCACGGATCCCACTGTCAACCGCGGCTTCGGCTCCGTGACCGGGCCGGAGTCGGGGACGTGGTTCCCCAGCGACAAGCCCGAGGACAGCGGCTTCGCCCTCACCGGGACCACGAAGACCCCGAGCGCGACGGTGCCCCTGGGCCTGCAGCTCACCACCAACATCTCGGTCTACAGCGTGGTCCCCGCTGGGGCGAAGACCGACGGGATCGAGTGCTTCTTCGGGCTCGAGGTCGCCAGCGGGGGCAGCCTCACCAACCTGGACGTCGGGCTGCACGTCATCCTCGACACCCTCGACGTCGAGCTCCGCTTCAGCACGACGCAGGTGCGCCTGTGGGACAACCACGCCGGCGCGGCCGTGGGCACCGCGAGCCCCTCGGGCGGCATGAGCGCCGAGCACGTCTTTAAGCTGGCCGTGCGCCAGGACGGCGGCGGTGGAACGAAGAACGCGACGTTGTACCGCCGGAGCCCCAGCAACGACGTCTGGGAGACCCTCATCACGGGCACGCTGACCGCTGGCGCCTCGGTCGCCAACAGCATCAAGTGGGGCCACCACGTCACCACGGCCGACTGCACCTGGACCTTCTTCCACTGGGTCGCGGACACCGGATCCGGCGACACCGGCGACTACTTCGACGACCTGGCCCAGGACATCCTGGGGGACGACCCCTTCGTGCTCTACGGCGCCCCCCTCCCGGCGCCGCCCTTCCAGCTCTACGTGGACCAGGGCCTGTTCGTGCGCGGGACCTCGGGCCCGGCCTACCGGGGCGACACCTGGCGCGTCGAGCCTCGCTTCGACCACCCGGTGGCGAACATGGACTGGCGGAACTCCGCTACGCCCTGGTCTGGCTGGCGTTCGACGGGGGTCACCCAGGCCCTGTTCGCGTGGGACGCCACCCTCGACGCCACCCTCGGCAGCACCTCGATCGGCATGTTCCTCGGGGGCATCAACTTCCCCGACGCCGAGCTGCTCGGCTGGAACGGGGCCGCCTGGGTCACCCTGGCCACCCTCAACGGCAAGCTGGGCCCCGGCCTGCCCTGCACGGTCACCGGGGACACCGTCACGGTGAACACCGGCTCGGCCAGCTCCAACCGCTACATCGGCTACGGCGAGTACGTCGGCGGCTACGTGAAGTTCAGCGGCGGGGACATCCGCAAGATCGTCTGGAACTCCGAGGGCGTCTGGACCGACGGGGCCACGAAGCGCCCTGTCTTCCGCTTCGAGGGGGGCGCGCCTGGCGGCGCTACCGCCACCTGCGAGCTCTGGTACCCCTCGGCCGTCGTGCTGCTGCACGAGAACACCACGATCTACGACCGCTACGCCCTGAACATCCCGGCGCAGTCCACCTACGAGGGCTACTTCACCGTCGGCGTGCCGCTCATCGGACACGTGGTCTTCTTCGGCTGGAAGAACGCCCGCGGCCGTGTCATCGAAACCGAGCCCAACTACGCCATGCGCCAGGACCAGGCGGGCCGGCGAGCTGTCAGGAAGCTGGGCCGCGCCCGTCGCGCCGTCGTCATGGCCTGGTCGGACCGGGACCTCACCGAGATCAGCGGGGACTCGCCCAGCCCCGACTACATCAGCCTGCGCCCAGGGACCCCCGAGGTGGCCGACCGCCACAGCGCCGCCCTGGTCCTCGAGGGCCTGCTGGGCGAGCTCGGGGGAGCCACCCGTCCGGTGGTCTACCTGCCGAAGATCCCGGAGACCACGGTCAGCGACAAGGTGACCGAGCTGGCCTCGCGCGAGGACCACGTCTACGGGCGCATCGTGCAGGGCATGACCCGGAGCTCGACCATGGGGACGGAGCTGGTCTCCGAGGTGGTCTCGGCCGGCGGCTTCCGCCTCGAGGAAGAGGTCTGAGGTGCCCGACCTGCGCCACGGGCTGACGACCCTGCACACCGGGCCGTTTCGCTGGCTGCTGACCCTGACCATCGGCGGCCGCGTCGTGCGCCTCACCACGGGCGACAGCGACCAGCACCTGACCGTGACGGGCAACGATGGGGAGCTCTACGAGTTCGTCGGCGGGCTGGGCGAGGTCAGCTACGAGCGCCTGCTGGACCTGTGGAACGCCTCGGCGTCGCCCCGGTCGCAGTCCTTCGAGGTCTTCCTGGACTTCGACATCGCCCAGGCCGTGGCCCGCGGCGTGCCCGTGTACGCCGCTGAGGGCGAGCTGGCGCAGTGGTACGAGGGCACCAGCTGGGAGCAGCGCCGGCGCGTGCTCTTCGGCCAGCTCGAGGAGCCCGTCTACGGCGAGCAGGGCGACCCCTTCAGCTTCGCGCTGTCCGAGGACCCCGGCGATGACCAGGCCCTCGAGCCCAGCCCCTCGAAGACGGTGGCCGAGGGCGTGACCTTCCTGGAGAGCGGGAACATCGGCCCGGACCCCGGCATCATCGGGGCGGTCTACCCCACGGTGATCGGCACGCCGGGCCAGGCCAAGACCATCGGCACCACGTCGACGGGCGGGCTGTCCGAGGAGGTCGGAGGCACGCCCGCGCTGCTGGTCCGGCGGGATGGGACGGGCGCCTCAACGACCCTCACGGACTACCGCGTGCTCATCGCCGGCCACCAGGTGGCGGCCACATCGGTCAAGATCTGGAACAAGACGACGGGCATCACCTGGTCGGCCACGCCCCAGCTCGCTCGGGACCTGCTGGGCAACGTCTACAGCTACGTGAACCCACCCAGCGCCGGCGTGAAGCCGCTCGAAGGCGAGGAGCTCTACGCCATCTGGGACCCCACGACCGGGGGAGGGCTCCGCAACAGCTTCGCGCCCGGCACCCTGCGAGGCGCTGGCGATGTCATCCGCTGGGCCCTCAACGCGTCCACCCTGCGCATCGACCGCAGCCGCCTGAGCGAGCTGAAGGCGCTCAACGGCTTCCTGGTGGACAGCCACATCAACGTCCCCAGCTCGCCCTGGAGCTGGGTCAGCAGCAACCTCCTGCCCCTGCTGCCCGTGTCGGTAGGCACCGGCCCGGACGGGCTCTTCGTCGTGCCCTGGCTGCACACCTCGCTCCGGAAGGACCAGGCCGTCGACGTGCTCGAGCACAAGCGCAACTGCGTCCGCGCCGGCGACGTCGTCTACACCAGCCGGTCGGAGGTGCTGAACGACCTCACGATCCGGTTCGGGCGGGCCGCGGACACCGGCAGCTACGCCCTGCGCCGCCGGGTCAGCGGGGACAACTACGACAGCGCCGACCCGGACAGCCGGCCGGAGTTCTGGTGTCGTCGCAGTCGTAGTCTCTTCGGCCGCCGGTCCGCCAGCTTCGACACCGCCGCGGTCTTCGACACCGCCACCGCCGAGGCCATGCTCGGCCACCTGGCCCGGCGGCACAGCTTCCCCCGCCGGGAGCTCCTGGTCACCCTCGGCCGAGACCTGGACTGGCTTCGGCCCGGCGACGTCGTGCTCTACGCCGACACGGGGCTGCACCTGACTGAGGCCATCGCGCTGGTCGGCTCCATCGGCTACGGGGAGAACAACCTCACGGCCCAGCTCGTACTCTTCGAGCCCCTGGTCTTCGAGGCGTAGGGGAGGGAGGTCAGATGCTCAGCCTGTTGTTCGTGCTCGCCTGTGGAGAGGACAACGCCGGAGGCCCCGAGGCCACCAGCTCCGGCCCCGAGTGGTCCGAGGCCGTCGAGTGGGAGGTCCAGACGCGTGCCTGCCCGGCCCAGGAAAACGAGTGGGTCACCCTCGCCCTGCCCGACGAGCTGAGCCTCTTCCAGCTCGAGAAGTGTGCCGAGGACTGCAAGTTCCTGGCCCCCGCCGACTGGCGGCGCATCGGGACGGAGCTCGAGGTCGAGTGTCCTGGCGGCTGGGAGCTGCGCCTGCTGACGCTGTCCCCTTCTGACTGAGCTCCTCGGTAGCACGGGGCAGCCGTTGGAGGCCCTCTGTGAGCGTCAAGACCGACTTCGATTTCCTCGTCCAGGCCAAGGAGGAGCTCGCTGGTGACCTGGGCACGTCCAAGGCGACCTGGTCGCTGGCTCTGTCTCAGTTCCTGGCCTCGGGCACCAGCGCCAACCAGTTCGACGTGGTCTACAGCGACAGCCACAGCGCTGCTGCGGCCGTGAAGACCTACGACCTGCTGGGCAGCCTGGCGTCGGTGCTGACCGGCGCGGCCATCAGCTTCGTGACGCTGAACGCGGTCATCATCAAGAACAAGAGCACGACCAGCACCGAGATCCTCAGCATCGGCGGGGGATCCAACCCGGTCGCCGGCCTGTGGGGCGCCTCGGGCGACATCATCAAGCTCGGCCCCGGCGGCCTCTTCGTCTGGTTCGACCCGGTCGACGGCATCGCCCCCGTGGCGGGCACGGGCGACATCCTGCAGATCGACCCCGGCGCCGACACCATCGAGTTCGACCTGCTGCTGCTGGGTCGCAGCGCCTGACCTGCCGGGTAGGGGTGCGTCGGTAGAACCGAGCGCATCACCTGCTGCCCGAGGGTTCGCCCATGTCCTACTCGACCGTCGTCAAGACCAAGCGCGACGGCCTGCTGAGCCTCGCGGACAACGCGGGCTTCGGCGGCGCCAACACCCTCGACCTGGCCTACGAGCCCGGCGACTGGCAGATGAACGCCCCCCAGGAGACGCGCGTCGACTTCCTCGACCGCGGCCGCCTCGTCAGCTCGACCCGCTACGGCGACGACCAGGCCCTGAACGGCAGCTTCAGCAACTACTTCCGGGACGCTACGGACGCCTCCGAGGCGACCATGTTCGACATCCTGAACCAGTCCGGGTACGTCGGCGCCAACTGGACCAGCACCCTCGGCGCCAACGCCGAGGTCTTCACCGTGGACCTGCGCCTGACCATCGAGGGCAGCGACCACGGCGACGGCGCGGACCACACCATCACGGTGACGGACGTCAGCCTCGACTACGGCCTTGCCGAGGGCGTGCCGAACACGACCAGCACCAACTGGAAGAGCCACACCGACGTCCGCCCGACCCTGGCCTGAGCATGGGCCGGGGCGTCAAGGGGCTGATCTTCCCCTCGAAGCATCTACAGGACGCCTTGCCGCCTGTCCGCTTCGCGGAGCAGATCCTCGAGATCGAGGGCGAGCTCGACCAGCTGCACCCTGCCTGGCGCCAGCCAGGCCGGTCCCGCCTCGGCCCCCGCGGCATCGTGGGCAGCCGCGGCATCGAGGACATGAACGTCAAGGTGCGGGTGAAGTACCTGCTGCAGCGGCGCAAGCACCTCTACAACGGCAAGGACTACGAGGTCGTCGTCAAGAGCATCAAGCAGGCCGACGGGACCTGGAAGATGTTCGCCATGCCCATCATTCCGCGCGACGAGCACACCGCGGAGTCGCTGGCCGCGGCCTCGCGCCTGCGCATGGCGGGCCGGTCCGAGCAGGCCAGCCTGCCCCAGATCGCTCACCGCCTCGAGCTCCCCCTGAAGGTGGTCGAGAAGCTGGTGCTGGACGCCGAGCCGGGCGCGAACCTCTTCCACCACTGCCGGCGGAAGCTCGCGATCGAGCTCACCACCCCCAGCTCGGAGACCTCGGCCGAGGCCTGAGCCAACCCCAGGACGTGACCCATGACCCCGCGCGCTGAAGCCCGCGTTGTTCCCGACTCCGACCGCTACTGGTGCGTCGAGGTCGACGGCGACGACTACCACTTCCGCTTCCCCACCTACGGCAAGGCCGCCGGCCTCGTCGAGCTGCTCAGCGAGCTGAAGGAAGGCGACGGGCTGGACAAGCTCGTGACCCTGGTCGACGTCGCCGGCTACGCCATGGGCGTGTGCTGGTTCAACCGGGGCTACGACCTCGAGGCCGGCCGGCCCCCGCGTCTGGACGTCCAGGCCAACAACTGGCGCGACTACGGGGACGCGGTCATCGACGAGCTGCAGGAGCGCGGCATCAAGCTGGCCGGCATCATGAAGCTCACCAACTCGCTGATCGAGCAGCTCGGGGAGCGCCTGGGCGAGGTGGACGAGGCGGACACCGAGGGAAACGACTGAAGGCCCCCGGGGGCCGCCTGGACTTCATGGCGGTGGACCTCGGCCTGGCCTTCGGCTCCGACCCGGACTGGTTCGTCGACCTGCCCCGTGAGAAGCGCGTGCAGGTGATGGCGTGGGCCAGGGCTCGCAAGGAGCCCGAGCTCGCGATGTGGAGCGTCCACAGCCTGCAGGGCTCCGACCTGGTGCACCTGCTCAGCACCGTGCTGGGCGCGAAGAAGGGGGAACAGCAGGACCTGGTCGCCGGACTGCTTGCTCAGCTGGATGCGTAAGCTATAGTCCAAATAGTCGTAATTCCCCAAGGTGAACGCCCATGGTCGAGGAGCAGGCCCCCGCAGCCGTCCGAGGCCCCGGCGTCGACCTGGCGGATGACGCCCAGCGCGGGCTCATCGAGCGGATCTTCTGGGCCCGCTACAGCAAGCGCGTCGAGGCCGCGGGCCTGGACCCGAACGACGTCCTTCAGCGCGTGTTCCTCAGCATCCTGGTGCGGAACGCTGGCCGCCGGCCCTTCGACCCCGCGCTGAGCACCCTCAGCAACTATGCCTGGATGGTCCTGGACTCGGTCACGAAGAACGAGGCCGACAAGGCCCGCCGAGCTCGAGCTCGGGGCTGGAACGTCGGCCTGACCGAGGACGTAGCGCGACGGGCGGAGAGCCACAGCCACCCGCTGCAGTCCGTCGAGGCGTAGGCCGACCGGTAGCACGGGGCGATGCTGTCCCTGCTCGCCATGATCGCCTGCACGCCCTCGCCCGAGGCCTGCTTCCTGGTGTGCGAGACCCAGGCGGAAGAGGACTGCCGAGACGGCGTGCCCAGCGACCAGCTGCCCCCGGCCGAGGACCAGGCCTGCCTGTGCGAGGAGTGGCGCTGTCGGCGCGAGTGTGACCCCGGCCAGCTCGAGCCCGACGTCTGCAAGGCCCAGCCGTGATCCCCCGCCGCTACTACAACGCCGCCCACCACGGGCGGGTGCAGGTGCACGGCCAGCGCAACCTGGCCCAGGGCGTGGTCTTGCACTTCACCTCGGGCACGGACGGGACCGTCGGCTCGAGCGTGGGCGCGCTCATCGAGTACGGCCTGGGCTACGAGTCCATCATTGCCAAGGGCGTGATCTACACCCTCGCGGACCCGGCCGACATCGTCTACCACTGCAAGGGCCGGAACCTGAGCCACATCGGTGTGGCCATCAAGCACGAGGGCCTGCGCGCCAGCCCCTGCGAGGGCTCGGTCCCGGCCTTCCATCGGAAGCGCCGCCAGGACATGCACCAGCGGCCCTACACCGCCCTGGACCTCGAGCAAGCGGCCCTGCACGTGGCCGACCTGCTACGCAGCTCCTGCGTGCCGGCCGCCGTCGTGCTCTTCCACGACGAGCTGGACCCCGAGAAGAACGACCCGGGGCCAGCCTTCCCTCGGCGCGCGTGGCTCGAAGCTGTGCACGCCATCGTCCGCGGCGAGGAGCTGCCGGACTTCACCCAGATGGAGCCCGAGGGCTTCGACTACTGAGAGGACGACATGGATCTGTTGAAGATGAGCAAGGGCGCGAAGGAGCTCATGGAGCGCTTGGGTCTGACCCCCCTCGAGCTGGGCAAGGTGCTGGTCGCTGGCATCGAGGCCGGCGCCCAGGAGCTGTTCAACGCCAAGAGCCCCGAGAGCCGTGGCGGAAGCCGTGTCACCAAGGGCGAGCGCCAGGACATCGCGAAGGCGATGGCCGTCGGCATCAAGGCCAAGCTCTTCGAGGTCGCCCGCGACGAGGAGGTGCACGCCAAGGTCACCGCCAAGTTCGACAAGCGCCTCGAGAAGGCCGCCAAGGCCTGATGAAGCAGATCCTGCTCGGCGAGGCCAGCGGCCGGAAGCTGCGGGGCCTTTACGCCTCGCTGCTCGCCGTGCTGTGCCTCGTCGTGCTGGGCTGTCTCACGCTGAGCGAGGCCCTGCTGCAGTCTGCCATCCTGGCGGGCTTGGCTGCGGCCTCCACCCTCTTCGCCGCCTTCGTCGGGGCCAACGTGGGAGAGCACGTAGCCAAGCGCCCCCAGGCGCCTACGTCCAGCCCGAAGGAGGGCTGAGCCCATGACCCTGGACCTGAAGACCGTGCTGAGCATCGGGCTGCCCCTGCTCGCCGCGGCCGCCGGCTACGGGGCGCTGCAGTACCAGGTCAGCGCCCAGGCCGACGACATCACCGAACTGAAGGCGGAGCTGGACGCTCACCGTGACCTGGTCGGTCACCCCATCATGACCGAGCGGGTCCGCAACATGCACGACGACGTCCGCGAGATCGCGGCCGGCGTCCACGTCCACCCGGAGTAGCCCACCATGCTCATCTTCTTCGCCGTCCTGTCCGCCGAGGCCGCACCGCCCCCCCTGAACGCCTGCGCACCCCCCGAGCGCGAGCAGCTCACGCCTGTGGAGCTGGAGCCGCTTCCCGAGGCCGAGCTTCCCCGGGAGGACTCGGGCCTGCTCGAGGAGCTCGACGAGCTGGAAGCCGAACTCGACCGCATCCGGGCCACGCTCGAGGCGGACCGGGCTGTCCGGGTCGAGGCGCCTTCAGGCTGAGTCAGGTCCAGGTCCGGCGCAGCGAGCCGTCGGCGGCCACGAAGTACACCCACCGAGACACGCTACTTCCGCAGTAGACCACCGCGGAAGTAGGGGGATCGCCGTGCCAGACGGTCCCATCCGCCTGAAGCAG